CTGGGAGTGCAAATACTGTAGTTGATAATACGTTGATATTATATTTTTTATTTGCATATTGTTGGGCAAAGTTTTGCCCTCAAGAAAGATTGACATATGAAGATTTTGACTTGGCAGTTGTTTTTGCGCTTTATGGTGATGATAACACTAGTTCAGTTGCAGATGACGCTACGTCATTTTATAACCCCAAAGCAATCAACACTGCTTTGCGAGAAGTTGGAATTACCGTTAATTTTGACAGTTTAGAGTTCCAAGATATAAGTGAAGTCACGTTTTTGCAAGCTGATTTCAGAACCGAATATAGTGGTATAACTATATATCATCGTCCTCCGCCTAAATTATATGAGTCCATCAAGTGGACGGAATATAGAGATGACCCCATTATGCTTTTGAATAGAGCAATTGGGATGTATATTGTCTCGTGGAGTGACCCCGTAGCCAGAGTTTACTGGAAGAAATTTATTAAAACCGTTATAGACGATCATGACAAATTAATGCATAATGTGCACGGTTGGAAATCGGCAAAGTCTGCCTTTAAATCTGATCTCGAAATGTGTTATTTATACACAGGCTTGGAAAGTAAAGACCAAAAAGACTTTCAAGTTTGTGACATTGTTGATGTCGCCAAAGATGATGGGATTGAGTTCCCTATTCAAGACGGTGCCACGTACTTTGATATGGTGCGTAGGTATTGTGAACTTTATGATTGTGAAGTTCAAATGTGTGATGAAACACAAAATATCGCTGTTCAGATTGATGGTCATTCCTATCGTCCAATCGAAAAGAAGTTTTCGACTCGAAGAGTTCAAAGAATACCATCTCCTGAAGTAGTGGATGTAGTTAGAAAAAGTGCTTTTTCTGCAAAGAGTAAGTCTCTTTCAAAGAGTCAGAGTTCATCTCCACCATTTACACAAATGGTGTTTAGTAGTAATTCTTCTAATGAACATATATTAAATGCTCTCGATTCAGTTGAGTCATGTAATTGTAAAAATTGTATGATTCCTGTCAAAATTGAGGGGCAATCTGCTGGTGTTGCTCGTAAGAGTAGACAGAGACGTAAAGTTCGTAATGAACTAAAAACTGCTGGTCAAGCAGTCCGTGGTGCTCAACGTAAAGTCAATAGAGAGAAAAAAGAAGTTAAAATTGCTCCTAAACCACGAAGACGCAGGAAAAATACGCGTGATAGTTATAGACCTCCTTTAACACCAGGACCTGGTGGTTATGATAAAAAGTTTAATGTGCCAAGGCATTTGCGTGGTACATTATCTGCAAAGGAGAGAGCCCTTTTGAATACGCTTGTCAATCCGGGCAAAGCTAAGGATAGGGATTTACGTTTTCCATCATCAGAAATGATAGAGAAAACCACAGTTCAAAATCTGCCCATAGAATATATTGCAACTTGTTTGCAAGCTGATTATGGCCCAGGTTTTCCTGTGGGTTTTGGTTCCCTTCAGTTGGTTAAT